ACAGAGTTTATTGGTATTTTGAAGGTAACACCTTCGGATACCTCACTCGATGATCGACTTCTTAATGTTGAATCGATTGCTCAGGACATCCTTAATATCGGTGTCATGACGGAGCTCACACAGAAGCTATCCTAGTACTGGATTTCTTCTACTTTTGCATCTGCAAAAGCTAGTGGGCAGTAGTTATTGTTGTACTTTAGATTAACCCAAACCGAAAGGTCTGTTTTAATGAAAAGCTATAGTGATAGTCTACTCAAAATAGCATATGGGGTCCTACGGGATGCCATAAGCATATATCCGCAAGACCATGTGGATTTGCATCGAGATTTCGATCGCATCTCCTTATTGATCGAACAGCGGGGTATTAGTGTTTTCACACTAGACCTCCCTGCGTTGGGAAAACACTTTGATAAGTGTCTCTCAACGGGTTCGTACACGACGAGTTCGTTGGCGCTTTCTGCGTCAATTAACAAGTCGACACCAATCCCGAAATTATTTCGGGCATTGTTGTTACGTGTCTTCGATTATAGTGGTTTGCTTTTGCAGTCGCCTGATATCAATTCGATTGCTTGCCTGAGACAACTTTATGCCTTCGGTAAGAAAGTTAGAATTGATTGTAAAGAGGAGATAGTCGATGAGACTATATCAATCTTTTATCAAGTTGATCGCTCTCTGCCGCTCCCTTCCCATAATTGGGAATCGAGCAGTACGAGTTTCCAGCTTTGTGATCATCCCAATCGTCATAGTTTCTTTGACTACGGGATGTGCACAACTCCAACGCATAGCGAAGGAGGTGGAATGCGCGATCATCAGCACAGACTTCTGCAAGTGTGTCAGCAAGTTGCCGACATACTCAGTGCCACTCTCGGGGTCTTCGACCCCGAGCAATGGAACTGTAAGCACGGACCTGGTGCAGTGTCTGACCCCAGAGGAAGTCCATATAAATATGACTTCTCCAATTGGTCAGATAAGCTAGAAGCAAGATTTCCAAGTAGTCTGTTTGCATATGCAAACTATGACCATTGGATCTCTAGTTTGGGAACGCAAGCTGAGCTAAGTTCAATTGAACCTAGTTCAAAATTAGTTTGCGTTCCTAAGACCCAAAAGGGTCCTCGATTAATTGCAGCAGAGCCTTCTGAGCACCAATGGTGCCAGCAGGCTATCTGGAATTTTCTCGAGATTCGCTGTAAGTCCACTTGGATCAACGGTTTTGTTCGCTTTCGCGATCAAACCTTTAATCAAGAGGGCGCACGGCGTGCTTCACTGACAGGAGACTACTGGACAGTCGATTTATCGGCTGCTTCAGATAGGCTAACCTGCCGGTACGTAGAACGGCTATTTAGAATGCAACCTTCGTTGCTAGACGCTCTACGAGCATCGCGTACCACTAGTATCACCCAGAAGATATCTGGGAGACATCCTGAACTTTATAAGCTTATAAAATTCAGTACTATGGGTAACGCCTGCACATTCCCTGTTGAGACTTTAGGATTTTTAGTTCCTGCGCTCGCTGCATTAATTATTGCACGCGATCTACCAGTTACGATAAAATCGTTAAGTTCTCTCAAGGGAGAGGTCCGAGTCTTCGGGGATGATATTATCATTCCTTCGGACGCGGGTCCAGATCTACAATGGCTTCTCGAATATTTCAGTTTTGAAATAAATGAGGCTAAAACACATAAAACCGGATTTTTCCGAGAATCATGTGGTTTAGAAGCATACAGGGGTTACGATGTAACTCCTGCATATTGGCTTCAGCCAGTTGTAGGTCGACACCCAGCTTCGGTTAGTAGCAATGTTGAATGCTCCAATAACTTTCACTTGAAAGGTTGGTGGCACGCAGCAGATGCTATTAGATCGACAGTGCAGCTACGAAATATCGTAGCTGTTCCCATCGATGCTGGGTGCTTCGGCTTCAAGTCTTTTGCAGTTACTGGTCCCACCTCAAGAATGAGGTGGAACACCAAATTACAAAGGACGGAGTTTAGGACTTTGAAGATAGTTTCTTCAAACCCGAAAACTCCAGCCGAAGGCTTAGGAGCGCTTGTTCAGTACTGTACTGAACGTCCAAGTCCGGACATCCAATGGATGTCAGGACATGCGCTCCGACCCTGTATTAAATTACGTACAGGGTGGGAAGACTTCCTAGTTACTTTCGCAAGAAAGTAACGAGGTTGGCTCGACTCCGTAGAAAGAGTCTAAGGATCGCGTAGCAGTGCGA